CATATTATTCATGAATTGGTTGTATAAACATCCGATCCATATTCCTCTCGATGAATCGCCATTGATAAACATAATCAATACTTCATTTCCAACATCCGGCGGGATCATCCACATACCATATGATGTCTGAGTCTGATCAAAGGAATGTGTATCAGTGTCACTTATGGTATTAACATTCGTAGCACCTGCAAATGGTGAACAATAATTAACAATAGTCCATCCATCTTCATTATCTGGTGCTGATCCAAACTCTGGTATCCATACTCGCAATCTTCCATTACGCTGAACGTCTGTTGCTTCTTTTATGAATCCCAGAAATACACCAAATAGTGATGTAGATCTTCCAGCGGCCTGAAAATTATCAGTTGATGTAGCTTTTGTAGTTCTTGTCGAAGTATTTAAGTATCCCATGTGTACCTATTAAAGTTGTGGAGGTGGCTGCTGTGCCAATTGTTGTTCCAGTCTCTGTGTTGCAGTTAATCCAGCATTAGATGGTATATTCGATGTCGGTTTATTTGTTGCTGTTGGATTAACGCCCTTAGTGCTATCCTGACCCTTAGGTAGATTTGCATTACTAGCAAGTGGTTGTGTTTTTACAGCCGATGGTGGTAAACTGTTACTTGAAGATTGTACCACAGGATCTATTGTTTGAGATGCTTTTTCTATCGATGCCATAAAAGTAGCTAATTCTGTATCAGACAAATTAATTACAGGATCTAATATGCATTCTATATCTTGAGTAAATTTCCCGGCGGCAAATTTACTAACAATTCGGACTAACTTATATACACCACTAAATGATTCTACTTCAGTATAAGGGTCTATAGATCCAGTAGTATCATTGTAAATTCTAGGAGTCCTAAAACGAACAACAAGAAAATTATCTGTTCCGATTATATTAGCCGATTCTTCAACATTTTTTCTTTTTTGAGCTAATTTAATATCTGCTATGGCTTCTGCCGGTGGCATATTCGATTTATACATAAGTGACTTTGCATCGGCAGCAATTCCTCTAGGAAATAACCAGAATGGATCACCCTTAATTGTTAGTTTTATACTCTGCATACTGGCATCTAATCCCGAATGTAATGCTGTTGCAAACATAGTAGAAGTTCTAGCGCGACCTGCATCCGCAGCAGGGTCTACGCCTTTAAAGTTACCTTCTTGAACTGCATCCCTGGTGGGTACAGGTCTTAATTTACCTTTTGCTAATGCTGCTGAGGTTGCTGACGTCTGGGCAGACATTGCAGCAGCAGCAGTGGCGGTTACATTCACATCAGAGATAAAATGTAATCCATTCTGTGGCGCCGCAAGAGATTTTGCATTTGCTGCCGATTGTGCTAATGTGGTAGCATTTTTTTCAGCAAGGGCTTTTTTATTTGCGGGCTGAGCATATTTAAGCACTTCAGCGATTTGGTCTTGTTTAGCCTTACTAATCTTTGTTGCTGCAATTGATTTATTTGCGGCCGCTACAGTTGCACTAAGATCTGTTCCTGGTGCTGCATCACTAATAAATTGTAATGTCTTTCTAGCAATTTCTCCTGCCTTCTTTTCATCACCGGCGTGATCTTGCATCGCCGCGCCTTTAGTTGTGCCGGCTGCACTATCAACATATATACCACCGAAGCGTGCTGTTGCAGCAGCAAAGGAATAATTCATATTAAGGTCTAATGCTACAATTTGATCATTTAATCCGGTGAATATATAATTGTATTTCTTCTGCAAGATCTTCTTACTCATGTATTCTTTAAATCGTTCTTTTGCTGCTGGCTCGGTGGCAACAGTTTGTCCTGTTTGTGCAGCGTCGGCATCTAGCACACCTATATCATATTGAACAACGAATATAGTAATTGCAACGGCATTATCTTGTCTCAGTGGGTCGAATGCTATAGGTTTAGTTTCTGTAACAATTCTCCACAATTTTTTCATGTGTTCTTTTTGTTCTTGTGGAGCATTTGGTTGGCCTGCTGGAGTCTTAGAACTTTGTACGCCCATCTGTCCCAGTGATGTTGTTCCTAACAAAGTATCGACAATCTTATCAATACCGGTACCTGTATTAAATGTCGCTGCCTTCTTAGAAAAATCAACATAATCAGAATTACGAGCAGTATTTTTATTGGCATCTGGATTTACAAGATTATATGCTGCCAGTATAGGGTCAACTACTATCTTATAGGTATCAGCAATACTATAATTGTCAATTAATTGTTCATAAGCATCTGCATTTAATTTATTTTCTAAATCAACCATTGCATCGCCGAATTTAGTTAATTTCTTTAATGTAACACTATGTTGAATTGCAAAATATGAATTTGCCTGAGCTGACTCATCGTACATTACTGCATCAAATTCATATCGCGTACCAACTTGTGTTACATTAATTTTCGAGCTCGTTAATTTTATAGGCCAGACCCATTTTAAAGCACCGAGCCCATTAGGCGCACCATTAATGACAGTTTCTTCTGTTGCAGGATCACGTCCTCTAAATTCTAATTGTAGATAATAAGGAGAGACCATCCAATTGCCTATTCCTAATGCAACTGATTCGTAGAATATTTTATCTATTAGGCCGGCACCCGATGGCTCTACAATCTCAAATTTAAGTGTTGTCGCTGTTCCTGATCCTGTTTCTGTTGAGAGTGTAGCGACTCCGGCAATTTCAACTTTGTCTATAGTCAGATCCGAAACACCACTTTCTGCAATAATAGATTGTATGCTTGTATCAAGCACATTACCACTCGATGATGCGGAGAGTGGTGCAATAAATAATTTCCAATGATATGTATAAACATCGTAATTATCTAATATATTAGGTTTAAATGCTAACTCAATCTGGTTAAGTGGAGACGCCATATTTTCATATGCTGTCTGAGAATCTTTTGCTGCATTGAATTTAGCCCCAGATACTACAGGCGCCTGTTGAGCTGTTGACGTAGCATTTACTACAGGTGCAGGGCCAACGGTAGCCGGAGTCGCGGATGTTGTAGCAGGTGTCCAAGAACTAGCGGCGCCACCACCACCGAAATCACCGCCACCACCGGACATAAAACTTTTCGGTTTATCTGCCATATTAATTCTTCAAGATATTACTAGGAACATAAATTTCTATTCCGGCAACAAAATCATTAATGGGATCAATAATTAGATCTGGATTTCTTATAGCAAAAACCCACCATAGTTTCGGAGTACCATATTCCTGTTGACTTAATAGATCCGGTCGTTGATCAAATGCCGGTGGTATAGTAATAATCGGATCGTGATCAGATGCCATAACTGTTCTCGGCACCCATAAATCAAGGTACCAATTCTTAACAGGTGTTAAAGAATATTGACTTGTGTCTTTGGAATTTTGTGCCATTAAATGTATCCCTTATTAATTAATTTACCTTGACGGAATTCATCTAAATTAAATTCATTTCTAAGTTTGATAGGTATATATTGAGTATCTAAGTCTAACTGAACTGTTATATGGGTCGGTACCCATGTATAACCACCGTTTTTACCCTGCGGTAAACTTACACCTATATTTGCAGAAAATGCCTGGTTGTTAACAGTGTTAATTGGCACATAATCTATATTCGCTTCATATGTGTATTCAAAATTCTTAACAACAACCGGTACATTATTAAATTGATAATCACCGAGATAATTAAATACAAGAGTAGGTGGTGGAGTTCCAGCCTTATTATATGGATTGACACCAAAATAAGATTTCGTAACGGACCGGAAGAAACTTATCACCGCCAATAAATATATAGCTTCATCATTTGACTGTGCGGTAAATTCCGCAGATATACTAATTGGCTTTGGATATGATCTAACATATGCATTGTACCCATAGTTTGAATGAATAAAGCTTGTGGGATCATACTCTGTAACGTTCCCAGTAGCAACTGAAGGTGTATAAGGAAAAACTACACCTCGGGTAGACCATAAAGGAAATAAAATATTCGACGGATCTCGTGGCCCTAGGACTTCCTCATTTTGTAAGGACTTTGGTTGCAGACGTGCTCGCTGATCTTGTTGGGCCATTTAAATATTCTCCTATCTGCTTATTTATCTTGGTCATAAACACGCATGTTAATCGCGGAACCCTTGACTGTTTGAACTTCTTTTGCTATACTGTATAAAACCCTCTAAAGGAGAAAATATGATTGGTTCAATAGATTTTGAAGATGAAGATGAAACACCTGTGGTATCTGCACCATCGGTATTTCCGGTTAAGAAAATCAACTACCTAAATAACAAAGATATGTTGAAGGAGATTCACCAAAGTAAAAATTCTTTCTGTGAATATACCGATCAGAAGTATGCCGACTACGATATTATTGTAGACAACCTGCAAGAGGTATTTCTTTCTGAAACACAAGATAAGGCTAGGGCTGCTAGAGCTGCTAGATTAGGTTCACAGGCATTTGCTATTGCTGTAGCAAATAATACATCAAGAACAGAGAAACCGAAACTATCTGAATATAAGATTAAAGCTGATACTATTCCTGTTGATGATCTGGTATATAGAGTTTTGACATTTGAACATATTCCACTTGCCCCAGGTAGAAAGAAGAATCCAAAAAGTACAGCAGATAGTCACATCAAATTAAATTTCTTCCCTTTTAAACATTATATTATCGAGAATGGTGCCACAAAAGAAGTTGGCCGTTCACATTCGAAGGCTGGTAAATTTAATTTAGAACGTGGTTCTATTACAAATAAGCTTGCTAAGATGTTCATTCTTATGGTAAACAAGTATGGCCAGCGTGGTAATTGGCGCGGATATACATACATTGATGAAATGAAGGGGCAGGCATTACTTCAATTAGCACAAATGGGTTTACAGTTTGATGAATCTAAGAGTGATAATCCATTCTCTTATTACACGCAATCACTTCAAAATAGTTTTACACGAGTTCTTAACTTAGAAAAGAAGAATCAAGACCTGCGCGATGATTTATTAATCGATAGTGGAGCAAGTCCAAGCTTTACACGCCAATTAAATATCGAAGCAGAGATTAGACAACTAAGAGAAGACGCGCAAGACGCAGCCAAAGATGATAACGAATAATTTATTCGAAAAAGCTATTTGTTTTACTGATATTCATTTCGGGCTTAGGCACAATTCAAGCGAACATAATCAAGACTGTCTTGATTTCATCGATTGGGTTATTGCCGAGGCCGATCTGCGTGGCGCCGACACTTGTATTTTCTTAGGTGATTGGCATCATCATAGATCTAATATTAATATTCTAACGCTTGATTATACAATGCAGGCTCTTAGAAAATTAAATAAAGCGTTTAAGAAAACCTATATCATGGTAGGCAATCACGATCTTT